ATGATGAATTAGCAGACTTAGGCTCAAAAATTACTGAATTATCAGAATATGAAGAGATGAAAGCTGCTAATAAAGAAGAAATGGAATCATCAAAAAAAGTTTCTGGAATGCCTGTTTATGGAGAGCCAGAAGTAGATGAGCCAAAATCTCTTGGACAACAATTTATAGATTCAAATGCTTACAAGAGCTTTGTGGATCATGGTATTAAAAATATTCCTTTTGAAGCTAAAACAACAGTTACAACTTCAGTATGGACTAGAGATACCATCTATCAGCAAGTAATTCCTGCTATAGAGCCAGATCCAAATCCTGTATTAGATTTAGTAGATTCTATCAATACAGATCAAACAACTTACTACTATCTCAGAGAAGTAGCAACAAACAATGCTGCTGAAACTGCTGAGGGTAGTGCTGCTCCAGAAGATGCATTCAGCTACACAGCTGTAACAGCTCCTGTTGCTAAATTCATTACAACTTTGCCTATTACAGCAGAGTTGCTTGAAGATCAAGCAGGTGCAAGAGCATACTTTGATGGCAGATTAGCAAATCATGTTCTACAAAGACTTGAAAAAGAATTTATTGGAGGAGATGGATCTTCCCCTAATATTCAAGGTATTTTAGGAACAACAAATGTAAACCAAATCATCTACTCAGCAGGAACTTATCCTAGCTCAGTTGGTGGTAAATTAAGAGCAATCTTAGAGGGCATTAAAGATATTGAGGAAAATGGAAAACTTTTCCCAGATGCTATGGTTATGTCTCCAGGTGCTTATGAAGCACTTGCAGGACAAGTAGATGGCAATGAAAACTTTATGCTTGGTGCTGCTGCACAATCAGGAAGCCCAACTATTTGGGGTGTTCCTGTAGTAAAATCCACACAAATTGGATCTGCAGTTGGACAAGATTCTGATGTTCTTATTGGAAAATTTGGTGGTGGAATGGCTGCTAACCATGTCTTTAGAAGAGGAATGGAATTACAAATTTCTGACTCTGCTGCTGATGGAGACTTTGGTAAGGATATCCTTACTGTTAAGGCTTCATTAAGATATGCTAGTGCTATTTATAAACCACAGGGTTTCACAAAAGTACAAGATATAGAATAAATATAATTATGAATATGCAGAGCCAAAGATTTGTAATGACTACAAGTGTTGTAGGCTCTGCTGTTCATTCAGGAGAGAATATGAAAAGAGTAGAAAAATTAGAAGAACAAGTTTGGAAGTGCAACAGAACTAAGAAATTTGCACAGGGAAAGAAATCTCCTTTTGTTGCTAGTGTTCTAGTAGCAGGTATGGGAGATATTATTCCAGATGTTAAGTTTGAAAAGAAAGCTACAAAGAAAAAAGTAGAAAATAAAGCTGTAAAGCCATCAGAGGATAAGTAATTTAAATGGCTCATACACAGTATGTAGATAAAGATGATGTAAAAACTTGGCTTGGTATCTCAGGTACAGGACAAGATGCAAACATTGATATTGCTATTGATGCTGCTTGTAGAGCCATTGATGACTTTGTAGGAAGAGAGTTTATACAAAGTGAAACAGTAGAAACTAGATATTATGACTGTGAGTTTATGGATTATGCTTTTGTTGATGATATTGCTACAACAACAGGGTTAGTAGTAACAACACTTAATAAAGATGGCACAGATGATCAGACTCTAGTTTTAGACACAGATTATTATTTATATCCACTTAACTCAGATAAACTAACACCAACAATGCCTTTTAATAAAATAGTTATGGGTATAGAGAATGGTGGTAAAATACTACCAACTAGCCATCCTAAAGGCTTAAAGATTACTGCTAAATTTGGCTTTCCTACACAACACAATACAGGAAGCTATATTCCAGAAGCTATAACACAAGCTGCACTAATACAAGCTGCTAGATTTTGGCAGAGAAAAAACAGTCCAATGGGCTTTAGTGGTAATCCAGAAACAGGACAAGCTCCAATTATATTTCTTTCTGAGCTTGATCCAGATGTAAAAACTTTATGTAAAAGATTTAAAAATTCAACAATTACTCTTGCATCAGGTAGACCTTATGTTGGCTTAACAGCAATAAACAACAATAGGCTCTATGGTGTATGAAACTAACTCTAAATGGAGCTTTAGACTTATCTAGAGCAATCAATTCACAAACTATATGGAATAAAAGAAGTAATGATTTCTTTAACAAGTTAGCTCTAGAACTGAAAGAAGATTCTCTTAATGCTTTGGCTAATAGTCCATCTCCTAGATCACAAGCAGGTAGAGGCAATAAAAACACAGGTAATACTAGGAGAAGTGTCTTTACTGCTAAATTAGGTAACACTAACAGGCTTAGGATGTCTGAGGGCTTTAAATTAGCATCTAGTAGTGAAACAGCTCCTTTTATACATGGTAAGCCTATATTTAGAGGGTTTAGTCCTGTAAAGAGGACAAAGCCATTCTTTCCACCTTATAAAGAGGGATCTAGTCTTGCTAAGTGGGCAAAGAGAGGAACACCTAAATTAAATCCATTCTTAGTTGCTAGAGCTATATCTAAGAGAGGTTTAAAAATGAAGCCTTTTATTGGTGGTGTTGTATATGAAAAGCAAAAAGAAATAAAAGCAGGTGCAGAGGATATGCTAGAATCTATAGCAAGAGATATAGCTAGGAGTGTAAAGTAATGGCTACCTTAACAGCAATTAGAGATGGTTTAAAAACAAATTTAGAAACAATTACAGGTTTAACTGCTTATGAGTATGTTCCAGACTGGATAGAGCCACCTATAGCATTAGTAGCTCCATTGAATAGTTTAAACTATGATTCAACAATGGCTAGAGGCTCAGATACCTATGAGATACCTGTAGTGGTGTATATATCAAGAGTAGATGCACAGACTGCACAAGATGGTGTAGATGCTTATTTAGCTTCTTCTGGGGCAACCTCAGTTAAAGCAGCAATAGAAAGTGATTCTACTTTGGGTGGTGCTGCTATGTCTGTTAGAGTTATAAGTGCAACAGATTATGGAGAGTATGAAGTAACACAGGGAACTAGCTTTCTTGGTGTAACATTCAATATAGAGGTAATAGCATAATGAAAATAAAAATATTAATTGGAAGTAACTATCCAGATAAGGATGGTAAAGAAATCAGGTGTGAAGCAGGAGAGATCTGTGAAGTACCAGAGAAAATTGCTAAAAGTTTGATAAAGAATAAAGCAGCAGTAAAATTTGATAGTAAAATAGTTAAAGAGGAAGAGGAATAAATGCCAACTTTTAATCATGGTAAAAATGCTGTTGTACTATTAGATGATACAAATCTATCTACAACACTTACAGATGCTAGTGTATCTTTAACAGCTGATGTAGCTGAAACTTCAACATTTTCTGGTGGTGCTAGTTCAGGAAAAACTTATGTATCAGGTTTAAAAGATGGAACAGCTACTCTTTCAGGTTATTTTGAGAGTTCAAGTCCAGATGCAGATGCAGAGTTTTTATCCCAATTAGGTAGCTCAGGAAGTGCTTTTACTATTGCTCCTATTGGACATACAAGAGGAAATCCAACTGAGTTTGGTAATGTCATTGGTACTTCTTATGATAGATCAGCAGACATTGGCTCAGTAGTTGCTGTTGCTGTAGCATTCCAATTTAGTGGAGATGCTTATAATGGTAAGAGCTTATTAGCTCCAACAGCTATAACAAGTTCATCTAATGAAACAGGAGTTGATTATGCAGCTGCAGGAACTAATGGTGGTGCAGGAGTGCTACATTGTACTGTAAGTAGTGGATCTCCAACTTTAGATGTTAAAATACAAACAAGTGCTGATAATGTAACTTTTTCTGATTATATAACTTTTACTCAGGCAACAGGTACAACATCAGAATTAATAACAAGTGATACTAATCCTGCAAGATATGCAAGAGCTGTTCTAACTTTTGGTGGATCAGGTAGCATAACAGCAGCAGTTAGTTTTGCACAGAAATAAATATAGAGGAGAAAGATAAATGCCAACATTTACACATGGAAAGAATGCAGC